CAAAAATTACACCTAGTTTCTAGTTGTATTTGAATTTCATAGGATCTAACTTATACAACTAGAACTGATCCCTGGTCCTATGGAGTAGAGAGCCAGGATCCTGAGACGCCTCAATACTTGTGGCTCGGCGGATACCATAGGACCTGGGATCAGATTTGGTCGAGACATACAATAGTATTAAATGTCTGGGTATGGTCCAGACATCAACCAAAACTGATCCCTGATCACAGGTATCTCTCAGAATGCGGGAGTTATTTGCTGTACAGCGTCCTGTGATCTGGGATCAGTAATGTGGATACACCGCCAGCATACGCGCGCGGGCTCGTGTATCGTAAATCGTTGCTGATCAAGGGAGATCGTTTGTCCCTGGTGATGGCTGTAACCGAAGCGGCGACCAGCAGGAAGCGAGTAAGACCTGCATAGCTGGAAGCTTAATAATAAAACTAGCAACAGCCTGGGCCATTCTCGTGGCCCTCCTTTTGTTGTGCGGGCGCTATTAGTGGTACGGTGTTAACAACCGGTATCGTGAAGAGCGCCACGCTTCAAGCAGCAAGCACTTTAGAATGATTCTAAGAAACATTCTAAAAAAGCAACAAGCTGCAAGCGTCAGCTTCAAGCTGTTGACATGAAGGAGATTATAGGATATAAAAATTGTATAGCCCTTGGCACCGTAGCGCTATTCAAAACTTCAACGGTGCATAATAAAGGAGAAAGAAACATATGAGTAAATCATACCCAATCTGGATAGATGTATCCGGAGACAATTACAAAAAAGACAAAAGCTTCGGCAGCCGTGACCATGTCACCATGGATATCAAAGTTGGAAGCTCAAGAACATACAGCAATGACCTGGCCCGTGTATCAATACACATGCGTGAGGATGCAGCTGGTAACAGAGAGTTTGCTTTGGCTGTCGATGGACTAGTGCTTCGAAGCGGCGTTCAAACTGCAGACAAGAAGTTCTACATGCGTGACCCGAAGGCAGCGTAATGTATCGTAGCCCCAAATACTGGAAAGAGATGGCCCGTGCTCGTAAAGAGCACGAGGCCAAGATTAAACGTGAAGCAGAGCGTGAAGCTACAAGCCACAAGCAGCAAGCTTCAAGCGTCAAGCTCCAAGCTCACAAAGCAACGAGCGGCAAGCATCAAGCTCCAAGCAGCAAGCTTCAAGCTCAAAGCCGCAAGCAGCAAGATCCATGATTCTTGAACCACGGAAAAGTTTCACGGTGCCCGGACCAAGGTGCTTGACCATGATAAATGTGTTGTCAGGATGTTTAATATGGAACGCAATTTGATGCGGACTGAAGCGCACCTTGTTACTCTTCGTAACTTTTAACTCTACTGTAAAAAAGTGATGGTTAGCATTGTACCCCAATAGATCAGGAGTACCGGATAGACTAAGATTTTCAAGTCTAATCCACGATATATTTGGTATAGATTTTTTAATTTCTTGATAAAATTTACGCTCTGGTCCCATGTAGTTTTCAAGGTTACTCCTGTGTACAAATGTTAATAATCTTTTATGTAACCAGGGGGTAATATAAGCTTTTCTTCTTTGTTTGGTTTTAGAACAACACGTAAGGAGTTATCACCAGGCGTGTTGCTTTCGTGAACTTCTATACGTCTTATTTCTTCTAGGTAACCACCTTTTGTTGCAATATATATTCTGGCATTGCTTACAGCGTTACCACGTCTTCCGTTATTTCCTTCTGTAAACTTGTCTAAATATTCTTGCAGGTGTCTAACAAACATTACTTACCTGCTTTACGTAATTGACTTGATAAATCATGTATCACACTTTTATAGCCTTGCAACAAATTTTTATATTTTTCTGTATCAACAGCTTTTTCTTTCCAAAAATAAATTTCTTTACGTAACTCTCCGTTTAACATGCGGTGGCCTTCACTAATGTCTTCCAACTCCTTGACTCGTTTTGTTAGTCTATCTATTCTTTCCTCTAAATCGTGAGATCCTCTGTCCTCTTTCATATTGACTTTATAGGATAGTTACCTTAAATTGTCAACATGGGCGTACCAAAAAGACTTACAGAAATGCAACAAAGATTTGCCGAATTTTTAGTATTTGGTGGACCTGATGGACCTATGACTAAAACAGAAGCTGCCCTGGCTGCTGGATACAGTCCTAAACGTGCAAGACAAGAAGGGTCGGAACTTACAAATCCTAAATTATCTCCACTTGTTGTTAAGCATATAGGAGAATTGAAAGAAGAAAGATTACGAAAACATGAAGTAACTTATGAAGGACATGTAGCTGAACTAGCTAGACTTCGTGAAGCTGCTTTGAAGAAGGGTTCTTTCTCTTCTGCTGTAAATGCTGAAGCCAATCGAGGTAAGGCTGCAGGATTATATATAGACCGCAAGATAATAAAAACAGGAAAATTAGAGGACCTATCAGAACAAGAATTAGAAGCAAAGATGAAACAAATATTAGACGACTACGGTCAGTTGATAAACGTAACACCAGAACCTACAACTTCTGAATCTTCTTTACCCAAGCCCGAGGAATCATCGTCCGATCCCCAAAACTAAAACCATCTTCATCTTTGTCGTAAGACGCAAACAACTTAACATGATCTTTTGTTTTTTCATACAACCAACCCTCGTTAATAGGCTTTGCTAGTTTCATTCTGTCGAACTCTTTTTCAGTAGCCCAGCCCGAATCGCTCACACAATCGATCCACTCCACTCGGACTTTCGGATAAGGTATATCGGGAGTTACAGTTGACGCAATAGCTTTTCTTCTTTTCCTAGGCATTATATGTGTGTATCACAGTTTTAAGTTTATAAAATATCAATATCGCGCGCAGTCTAGGTTTTTTGTAAAAGTGTACCAAACGTCCACCAAAAACACTAAAAGTGTCCACCTACTGTCCACCAATTAGTGTTGTATATCAACGAAAAACACCCAAGTGGACACAAAGTACACTTTTTCTCACGAGAAAAAAAATAATTTTTTAATCTGTCCCACACACATACTAGAGAAGTTTTGGTGCCTCTTTTTCACCATAATGTCGCCTCATTGCTGCCAACTTATCCTCCGCAGAAGATATTTTTGCCAATAACTTATCGACTTCACCAGTGATATCCACATGCTCAGGTATCACCATATTGTGTTCTTCTATGGCATTTATCTTATATTTAGCATCCATAATTTCAGCCTCATACCTTGCCTCTAATGTTTTAAACATTCTATCGTTCATAGTTTCTCCTTCAATTCTTTTAAATATTCTTCATTCTCTCTTTCTTCAAAGTCTTCTTTAGTCATTTCTACTTTTGCTCGTTCTTTCTCATCAAATAATAGGTCATGATACATACCCAATCTTTTTAAAAATTTATGTTTCCAGGATCGTAATTCAGCCCCTTCAACCTTGAACTCTTGGTAATATAGGTCAGGAGTGCATACCATTATCACGCCTTGTTCTATGTTAGATTCATGTATATAATCATGTGCCATGGCGTATGCTGCTATCTGTAGTTTATAATCATCAATCCATTCTTCTCTCTTTGGCCTGTTAGCCTGCTTAAAGTCAACTATAGTTTCTTTACCGTTATGCAAACAAACTAAATCAGTAGACCCAGCATAAAGGCCAGGATAATATAATGTAACTTCTGATCCGTAATACTCTTCCACTGGTGCAAGACCCACTTCAATAACTTTCTCGGCCATGGCTTTCGCCTCCTGTCCGAGCCCTGTAAGATCATCGTAGCCAACACCTTCGACGTAACACTCAATGAACTTGTGCATGGAAGTCCCCCTCCTACTAGATAAATTCTTGATTCTGTCTGCTTCTTGTTCTCCAACTTTGGCCTTCCAATCTTTTAAAAATTGTTGATTTTTGGTTTTGCCTAATATCGTAGTCACACTAGGAAGTCTAGTACCATTTACATCATAGAGCCGTGTTCCGTGGTCCTCGATCCTTGATGCATTAACGTAATTATATTTTAAGTTTTTCTTCATATTTTTTACATATTTTACTAATTATTTTTTCTATTTTTATATCTTTTTTATTAATAACAAGATGTGGAAATACTTTCATATCCGTTAATTTATTCATCCAATATATTATCCTATTTCTTTTCATGATAAGTAATATCCTAAAGCTAGAGTATAAATTAAAACAACAATTACAGCCATAAGTTTAGCCTCTTTCTTTTCCTCTTTACTCAACGGTACTGGTGGTTGCCATTTAAATTTCATATTTATCTTTTATTTCTTTACGTATCTTATCTTCATTATTCATCAAGAATAAATTATCGTCATGGGTAAAACCATATAATTCAAACGAACCAAATACATCGAAT